ACAACAGCAGCCTCAGTGTTGTGAGGTTTAACATTGAACTCTTCTTTATCTATAGCAGACGTTGCATCTTCAAAGAGATCATAACCAATGTAGTGTACAGAATCTGTACGATCAAAGGCAGCAAGAGCCATCTCAATAGCACGACCAGCGTTCCATGTACCAGTCTCTAGTATCTTCTTAGGTTCATAGAAACGTATAAGGTCAGCTAGTTGTTTATACCTACCAGGAAGAATGTCTGGTGTAGTTGCATCATTTGATAAAGGTATAACACGATTACCATCAGCATCTCTGAGGTTCTTTGCTAGTGGACTACGTAAGTCTGCTAGTATATTATCAACAAACTCTGATGTCTCTGAGTTTAGTAATCTATAATTCATACCGTGTGCATTGTATATAGACACTAAGTTATTAAGAATAAAGAAGGCTCTCCAATCTCTATACTTGAGGTAGCTGTCAGTAATATAGGCACCACGTAGGTCAGCTATTAGATCGACACAAGGCTGGTATGTAATTTGAAATGCAGCAAAGTGTGTTTGATCTTCAATCAGTGTGAGCGGAACCTCACTGTTATCATGAGTAAATACTTTCTCTAAATATCCAGTAGTAACTTTACCCATAGTGTAACAGTGAGGGTCAACCCAAAGCACCCATGACAGGGAATTATTAAACATCGTTTCGCTGATAGCAAAAACTTTAGGAGCTTCTGTCAAGGCATCAATGGTTTCATTGTACTCGAACTCACCGTTCTCTGTACCATTATGCTCTTTGTTTCGTTCAACAAACTCTGTGTAGTCAGATAGATTACTTAAATTATAATAGTGAATATTCTTTGCTTTAGGCAATGAATAATGTTTAATATCTAGATCATAATAATAGCAATCAAATTCAATAGCAGTGTCCCACTTAGAAGCAAAGTCTTCCAGTAACTTAGCACCATTATTTTTAAGTAGCTTCTCATTGAAGCATGTAACAACTCTATAACTCATAAGGTTCAATAATTCCTTTTCCTACAAGATACGTATACTCTTGATTCCATTCAGAAGCATAGTAACCATCAGCATGACGACCACAATTCCAGTCTTTGAACCACGGGCCACCTGTAGTAAAGTGTACGTTCTTAGGTTTAATGTCAGAAGAAGAATGATTGTCTAACCAATTCCACTCCTCGTTAATACCACCAATATCTGAATCTTTGTCACCAATCCATTCAAATTGATGGAGCCATGATCCAGGCATTGTGTTTACTTTTTCAACTGTAAGCTCTTTGTTCTTGGGGTGTGAACAATTCCAAAGCATAAGGCTAGACCAATTCTTTCTAGGATAAGCTAACTGAACTTGTTTGTCCATCTTAACTCTATCTTTTGGTTCATACTTATGCTTAACGCAATAGACAGGATAGTAATCTAGGTTGTACTCTTCAAAGATTTCGTTGATGTCAGTACGAACAAGCATGTCGCAGTCCATATATAACGCCCAACCCTCGTACATATTAAGGGCGGGAACAAGAAATCTAGAGAAACTAAACTCAGTAGAGAATGGTCTTCCATCTACCAAGTCTATCTTTTGATTACCATCTTCTTTATGTTCTCTCCAATACATATTCATTAGACGTAAGATGTCTAGTGTAATAGGGATCACACGAATATTATCTACAGAGATACGTTCAATGGTAAACTTTAAAACTTCGTAGGCTACACGCTCTTTAGGATCGTAGCCAATGTAAACTGTATTGGGTGCTTTCTTCATAGTAACTCCAAAAAAGGGTTAGCCACTAGAGTATCTAGCAGCTAACCTAGTTGGTTTATATATTAGTTTATATCGTAGATAGTTTCTTTCTCATTTTCAGGAATGACTCTCTCAAGTGATATCTCCAACATACCATCTTTTAACTTAACATCTTTTACAAAGACGTTCTCTGCTAGTAGAAACTCTTTCTTGAAATCTCTATTAGCAATGCCTTTATATACATACTCATTTTTCGTTTCGCTGTTAGACTTTTTGCTTTCAATAGTTAGAGTGCCTTCTTCACTCTTAACTGATAAGTCTTCTTTAGAAAACCCTGCAACAGCCATTGTAATAACATACTCATCGCTGCTTTTCTTTATTAGATTGTGTGGTGGATATGTCCTAGATACATTATTCCATATCCTTACACCTTCATTTAAGAACCTTTCGTGACCAATAGCCCACTCATCTAGGGTATCTAACATTGTAAGTCCATTAACCATATCATTCTCCTATTAGCAAGTTGATATTAACATGACCCATTATTGGCATCATACATATATTATACTACAAAAATACTCTTTCGTCAAGGACTTTTTACACACCGCATGAACCACCGTGACCAGTGATATCACAGATGTCATGTGTCTCTAGTCCCTCTTCAAACTCTTCTCCTAGTTTCTCAACAGCTTCAGAGTATGGTACACTACTAAGAGGCTGACCACCACGGCACCCATCAGGGTACACTGTAAAGCCACGTAGCCTACCAGCATAGGTAGCTAGTGTCTCGGTGAAGTCATCTACTGTATCCTCATTGTTAAGCTTGTTACCCCACTCAGGCAAGTTAATAGTAGAAGAGATAGACATATCTACATAGTCCTGTATGTCTGCTTGAAACTTAATACGTCTCTTGTAGTCAGAGGCAAGGTCAAGAGCAGATTCAATCTTATCTGGATTGATACCATACAGATCAATGATCTCTTGTGCAGCACTGTCTACTACGTACTGGTAGTGCCAGCGTGTTCCATTCTTGAGATACCTACGCTTATATGATACAGCAAAGATAGGTTCAATGCCTGTCGATGTGCCAGCAAGAATACCAATAGAACCTGTAGGTGCAATAGCACGATTAGCTACAGGACGTGACACGTTAAGCTGGTCAGCAAACTTAGCACTGGTGTTATCACTGATACCCTTGTACACAGACAGCCACTTGTGTAGTCCCTCAGTTACCTCGTACTTCTGTCCTGCCTTAATTAGCCACTCATGTATACCCATCAAGCCAAGACCAAGCCTACGGTTCTTTTCTCTAACATCATAGACCTTTTGATATGGTAGCTTGGCACGTAACGTACCACATAATAGAAACTTAGTTGCTAGTTCTACAACATTAGAAAACTCTGCAAGGTTGTCAATACGACCCATGTTGATAGAGCCAAGATTACACACATCCGAATCATCTTCTGATGTGACTTCTGTACAGGCGTTACGTAGTGTTTCGTTTTCTTTATCGAAGAAGTTGAATGAGAATCCTGGTTCACCAGTCCGTAAACTCTGCTTAACATTAGTCCTAAAAGCATCTCCTACATCTCCTGTCTCATAGTAATTTAATAGCCACTCTGTATCATAATTTACAGAGATGTTAGTCATATCAAGTGGTGCAGGAAAGTTAAAGTCTTGTTCTTTAATCTGACCAACGGTATGCTCTGTTGTACCAATAGGCATGTCATACCAGTTCTTTGACATAAGAAACTTATCTACGTCTGGATGTTTCCAATTAAGACTTGCATATATTGCAGACCTTCTAGAACCACCCTGCATAACTCGTCTGCCTATCTCATTGATCATCTGCATCTTAGGTATAGGTCCAGAAGCAAGACCACCCGTACCATTTAGCAGTCTACCTTCTTCACGATATACACTATAGTCTATACCAATACCACCACCTGTCATCAGGCAAGACTCAGACTTCCATGAGATGTTAGCCCAGTCTTCTCTGGTATCTTCTTCTGCTTTTAGCAAATAGCAGTTGTTAAAAAACTTGTTATCACGTCCAGCATAGTAGAGATACCTACCACCAGGAATAAACTTGAGGTCTGTAATAATTCTTTTGAGTTCTTCTTTCTCATCCTTGGTCATATATGTTTGACATACATCGTCCACCAACACAGATGCTAGTGCATCCCATGTCTCACAGTTATGGTGAGCATACTTCTGCTTGAAGATATCCTCACTAAACTTCGAACGAAACATAGGATTTTCGTTTGATCTAAATTGTGCCATCGCCCCCTCCTTAGTTGTAATAAAATTTCAAAATCATTTCTGCATAGTGTATAGCTTTCTCTATATCTTTCTTTCCTTCTCCTTTAGTTCTGTGTCTAGTAATATATTTAATAACATTACCCTCAAAATAGTTTAAATCATTTGCATGTATATACTCAACGGGCTGTATGCCACAGTCTTTGTAATGATCACCACCTACCTGCCTCTCCATAGTATCACAGGAAGGAGTGGAGTTTTTGTCTGATGTCATCTACGTTCTCCGATAAGGTTACTCGTAAAGCAAAGGTTCTAACTGTGTCTGGCTCTACACCAGCAAGCTCACATGTGATGGTAAAGTTTTCACATGTCGTACCCACAGACGCAAAGACCCATGCCATCGCCTGATCTCTATACAGGGATGTTTCATGCGGCTCATTATACTTCTCTGGTTTAGATAAGTCAAGCAGTGCTTGCAGAATAACAGCAAGGTTCAAAGACCTATCAGGATTTTTGTTTGTTAGATCATATAAAGAATGTGCTTCTAAGATATCCTCAATCATCTGGCGGCTCTTGTACGGGCCTATAGAACTTACCACCCACATAGTTATTGTAGTAGGCTTGCTCATCAGAGCCTTCTAGTTTCTTTGTTAGTGCATGATTAATCATTTGATAGTAACACTCATAATATTTTAAGCTACGTTTATTTTTGTACTCACCTATAATTTCAAACTTAAAGTTTTTCTTGCCGTGCTTTTTGATGTCTTCGTTTAGATGTTTACTTGAACCAGTATATACTTTCCAATTAGATTCAACTTTCTTTTTCTTACGTGTATAAAAATATTGCTTACATCCAATGTAAGACTTAGATGTTTTAATATTAGTTATTGTATATACAAAACCAAAGTGTGAGGTAGGGTCTGGTTTTCTTTTATACTTCCAGTGCATTACCAGTCAATCACTTCAGGGACATCAGGTTCTTTGCCAACCTGAACCAAGTATCTCTTACCTTGTGCATACTTAAAGACACGTATCCCTCTTCCTCCGTTAGCGTTTGACCAACATTCTCTTTTATGAGAACAAAAAACACAACCAACGGGTAACTTAGAATTACCAGACTTGCCATCAGGAACAGAATCGTAACAGAGATCAGGGACAGTATCGCTAATAACCATTCTTTTAAGGTGATCAATCCTTGCTTCAGCATTTATGAACTCCATCGAATGAACCGGAGCTAGTGTAAGTTCTCCAGTTGATTTATCTATGGCTAGGAAAGCAGCTTCTTTTAAATTATTTGCTTGGGCATATGCAGATATCTGTGCAATATAACCAAATGGATCATCTTCAGTAAGTTTATTTTGTTTAAACTTTCGGAAAGAACTACTTGAAGCACTCTTCACATCAACAAGAACACCATCAATAATACAATCTTGATGTCCTACTACACCACCAACACTAACTTCTTTCTGCTGATCTTTAACATCATGCCCAGCAATTGATGCACACATCAGAAGAAACTCTTCGAGAATATAACCATATAAAAATTTAATTCGTGTGCTTGGTGCAAGCTCCTCACGTTCTTTGTTTAAATTAATATTAAACCATAACTGTCTGTCTGGTTTACCTATCTGAGATAGTCTAAGTTTTTTATCTACAGACTCTTCATCGTATAAGAATTTTTTAGTATGCAGCTTAACCATCTCTCCAAAGTTATCAATGTATTTATCAACTTCTTCTTCTGACATATCAACAGGATTAAGAGAGAACAGATTATAAATATCTTCTACTAAAGTTTTAATTGTTTTCATATCAATAAAAAGAAGGGGGCAGGGTAACTCCCACCCCCTTCATTGCTCCTTATATTAAAAGGGTACTTCTTCTGTTTCTTGAACATACCCACCGTCTACGGGGGCGAAGTCTTGAGACTGATACTCAATAAAATTAACAATCTGTACAGCATCAAGATTAGCGGATATGCCAGCAGGTCGAGAAGAGTTACCATCATATTTAAAAGGAGTAACTTTTACTGTTACGGTACTACC